TTGCGAATAATCTTCTTTCAAAGTTGGAGGCAAAATGATTCACGAACCTGGAATTTATGAAGGAATGAGCGAAGAAGAATACTTTGCAGATGACTCCTTCTCGAAGTCGCAGGTCACAGCCTGTTTAAAAAGCGGCAAGCACCTTGTTTCTTACAAGCAAAATGGTATCTCAGGGAAGGCACTTGAAACCGGTAAACTTGTGGATACCCTTCTTCTTACACCTGAAGAGTATACCACAAGGTTTATCATGGCTCCTGAGACATACGAGAATACTAAGGGAGAGATCAAACCTTGGGATTACCGTTCGCCAGTCTGCCAAGAGTGGAAGGCCCGTGCATCCTCTTCCGGCCGTGTTGTGATAACTTATGAAGACAAGCATAATGCAGACCGAATCTGTGAATCTGTTAAGTCTTATAAAACTGCTTGCGAGTTGCTTGATGGAGTTTCGCAGGTTTCGATGTTTTGGGTTGATGCTGAGACGGGGGTTCCGTGTAAGGGGAGGTTGGATATACTCAGACCAGGGACGGCCATCACCGATCTTAAAACATCTTCCCGTGATGTAGATTTAAAATCCTTTCAAAAGGATATGTACAATTTCAAATACCATGTTCAGGCTTTCGCTTATACGGAGGGGTATGAGATACTTACAGGAGAAAAGGTTGGATTCGACTTTGTGGCTGTTGAAACGGCAGAACCTTTCGGTGTTGGGTGTTACTCAATTCGTGAAGACTCACTTCTTCTTGGTGAGATGGAATGGCGCAAGGCACTTCGCCGGTATGCTGAATACCTCGAAAAAGGCTTTGATGGATATCCTGATGTACTTCAGCTTATAGATGTTCCTGCGTGGGCCTTGAAGCCAATTTTTGACGGTGATCCTGACGACCTCATTCTTTAAGGAGAGAAAATGAATCTTGTAGAAAAAATTACCGAAATTCGGAAGAAGGTCGGGACAATCGAGAAAAGCACGGAAGGGTTTAAGTTTAAGTATGCGACCCTCCCGGATGTTGTCGCTCAGTTGGACGCTGCGCTTTCAGGCACCGATGTTATCTACGAACAATCAGTAGACTCTGATGAAAAAGGTGTTCTTGTGACAACGACAATTTGGTATGCAGGAGAAGAGGCTACCTCAAGACTGTATCTTCCATGGGATAAAGTGGAGCTCCCAGGTATGACCCCTGTCCAATCAATGGGTGGTGTTATTACCTATCTTCGTAGATATTCTCTTGTTGGTGCATTCAATTTAATGTCTGAAGAAGATGCTGATCAGAAATCAGCAGAGCGTGAGAAGAAGGTTGCCGAAAAGAAACCTCTTTCGGAAGAAGAAAAACAGGCAATAAAAGACCTGTTGACAGAAACAGAAACCGATCACAAGACTTTCCTTGAGTATTATCAGAAAAGTTCTTTGGATGATTTTTCTTCGGCAGAATTTCGTAGTATACTTTCGGTATTGAATAATAAAAAAATCAAAATGGGGAAGGGGAAAAAGTAACATGGCAATGATAATTGGCGCAAGCATTGATGTTGACAAGTTGTCGGCAGCAATCAAAGCGGGCAAGGGTGTGTCCCTTAGTAAAAGCAACAAGCGGTATCTCGCTCTTAGCATCATGGTGAATGATGTCAAGGATGAGTACAACAACGACTGCAATGTGTCAATCGGTCAATCGAAAGAAGAGCGTGAGGCAAAGGTCAACAAAGAGTTTGTTGGCAATGGAAAGATTTTTTGGCAGGGAACTCGTGGTGGAAATAAACCTGCCGCAAACAATACACCGGCAAGTCCTCCACCTGTGAACAATGGTACTTATGATGACTCGCTCCCATTTTAACCTATAAGGAAAAACAATGGACAGAAAAGAAGCAAAAAACAAAGTTGACAAATACGGACGGACGAAGTTCTGCATGGAGAATAATATCCAATATGTACAACTGACTCAATGGCTCTCAGGACAAAGAGACTTTTCACCTGAACGGATGAAGGCGGTTGAAGATGCAATCAACAAGCTCCCAGTCGAGTGAGATTCTTGCATACCTAAAAGGTGGGAATACAATTACCCCTCTTGAGGCTTTGAATAAGTTTGGATGCCTAAGACTTGCTGCAAGGATTTCAGACCTGAAGAAAGGCCATCCCATAAGTGGGCGAATGGTCACAAGAAACGGAAAAACTTTCAAGGAGTATTATCTTGACAATTGAAGAATTTGACAAGAATATCGAAGAGTGGGGAAGGGCAAAGGGTCTTATTCCTGAAGATGGAATATCGCTACTTGCAACCAAGGCTCAGTATTTAAAAGTTGCAGAAGAAGCTGGCGAATTGTATGAAGCCGATTCATTCTGCGAAGTTGCTCCTCTTGTAGGCCTTGATAGTTTGATGGATGCAATAGGGGATACCGCTGTTACTTTGTGTCTTCTTTGCAAACAATGCGGGATTGACTTTTTAAGTGTCTATCGGGATTCAAAAATGCTTGCACGGAAAGCCTTTATTCACGACATTCTGTCTATTGCGGGAAGGCTTGCAAGGGGTGTTCTCCCTACTCTTGAAATTACTCATTCGCTATCATCCCTTGAATCTATTGCAAGAAAGCATGAAGTAATATTTATGGAATGCTGTGATATGGCTTGGAATGTTATTCGTGAGCGTACCGGAAAAACTATTAATGGTGTTTTTATAAAAGACTAAAACCTGGGGTGTTCGTCCAATTGGTCAGGACAGCAGACTTTGAATCTGCTAATGGTGGTTCGATTCCATCACGCCCTGTTTAAAGAAAGGATTCGTATGAAAGAGATTTTTGGGTTTAAGCAGTCGGCATTGGTACGGGAAGGCATAGAGCTTTTCCCCGCATTCATTCTCCGGTGGATTATAGACAAAGGACGCAAAGGGTTCTATGTCGATGCACTTTTCAAAGACCTTCCCATACTCAAGGAAGACTTTCAAATGATCATGCTTATCCTTGCTGAGTTTGAGGGAAAGGAATGGATCGAATATGTGGTCAATCAGGAAGACTGGTTTGTGACTATCAATAAATTTGAGTGTCCACTATATTCTAATAGGGAAGAAGATTGGTTGTGGTTTTGGGAGACATATTCGCATAAGACCGGGACGGCCCCTTCTAAAAAGAAGTTCATGTCCCTTCCACAGTCTGATGTAGACAAAATTATTTCTACTCTCGGTGGTTATATCCAATCTACTCTCGGCCCAAAAGAGAAAGAGGTTACCGGCAATTGGAAGCCACGAAGGAAAAACCCTCTCACATACCTGAATCAAAGAATTTGGGATGACGATGTTGTTACTGAAGAAAGTGAATACGAGAAGATGAAGCGACAGGCCGTGTAGATACACCCCGTCCTCTGTGTAAGTTCCTCGTATGACAGGTATCACGGGGAAGGCAGTCTCGCTTAATTAGCAGGAGTGCAGAGCAACTTTGAGAGAAGTACAATCAAAGGGTTGCCCGGCGGGTGGAAGGCCCGCACATTAAACAATCAACCAACAAAGACGATATAATATGTCAATTGAATCACAAATACTTGGTGCTGTACTATCAGACTCTACAGGTGCTCTTTGCAGACTGCTTGTCGAGAAGACTGTTGAATCAGATTATACTGATGGACTTGATGTTTTTAAGTGCATAAAAGGATTGGTAAGCGGAAAGTCAGCTGTAACATGGGGAATTGTTAAGCACGACCTTCCACACCATGCTGCATATCTTGAATCTATTAGAAATTTAAGTTGCGACTTTGAACCTGGTGTAGAGCGGTTAAAGACCTATGCAAAAATACGCAATCTTCGTGAGTCTTCTAACATTCTTAATCGTAAAGAGCCGACATATAACGATTATGTCAAGTTGTTGAGCGAGTATGAAAAAACCATTACAGAGATTTTCAAGCAGGGGTATGCTTCCGATAGAACCTTTAGATTGCAAGACGGATTAAGTAGTTATTATGACAAACTTGCAAAGCAGATACAGGAAAATAAAAAAGGCGGTATCCCTACTGGTTTTCCTCGGCTTGATGAAATATCCGGTGGTTTAAGGGGTGGTGAGACATGGGTTATTGCAGGGAGGCCAAGTATGGGAAAAAGCTCTAAAGCTCTTACGATGTATACTTGGCAGGTAATAAATGGATATCGACCTGCTTATTACTCTGGGGAAGTGTCCTTTATGGAGGTTTACAACAAGGTGTTTTCAATTATGTCTGACATAATGGGAAAGCCAATTCCTTACCAAGCATTGCGCAACCCTTACGGCCAAAAAGCAATACTTGAAAAACTTCTTGAGCTTACACCTATTATACAAAATGGATTTGGGAATCTTTCTGTAGACTACACATTTACATTCTCAGGTATATGTACATCTATCCGTGAGCTTGCAAGAAAAAACATGATTGATGTGGCGTATATTGACCAATTAACATTACTTGTTAAAGACCAGAGATACGCCAAAGAAGAGCTTAATCAATATTCAAGAGATTTTAAAAAGCTTGCAGAAGAGATACAGATACCAATAGTTGAATTAACGCAATTATCAAGGGAGGCTGAGGCAAAGGGTATACCCAATCTTAGTCACCTTAAAGGTTCAGGTGGAATAGAAGAAAATGCTGATGTGGTTTTATTTCCTTGGAGGCAATGTATTGTTGACAGGAACGCACCAAAAGAAGAGGCAATGCTTATAATTGGGAAGGCAAGGAATTTTGACGGTGAACCAATTATGTATAACTTTTCAACGGTAACAACAAGATTCAAAGAGAGTTCAAATGCAAAGAGTTTTTGATAAGACGGCCCTCCCACCTCTCAGTGATATCGCAGAACGATACGGCTTAGTAGTAAAAAACAATCGCTGCTGCTGTCCTTTCCATGAGAGCAAAGACAACCGGAGTATGCTTATCTACCATGATGGGTATACCTGTTTTAAATGCGGAACCGGGGATCAGATAGACTTTGTTCAAAGGATGCACGGAATTACTTTTAAGGAAACAATCGAGAAACTTACTAATGATTTTCTTGGTGGTGTTTCAAGAAGTATTCCCGTGACCGTCCACAATGACAAGAAGCATTCCAAGGAAGCGAGCAAAGAGTTTAGGACTGGGCTACTCATTACACTTTCGATCCTGCTGCTGAGGGCTGATAGCATGGGTGTGAGCGGGGCAAGTCAGGCAATTGCGGGAAGGCCATTTTTCAGTAACCTATTACGATATAAATCAGAACTTGAATTTGTATATGAATCACTTACTTCACAGAGAGAGATCACTTTTGAAGATGAAGAAAATATTCTAAAATTAATCGACAAAGTATTGACTAAATCTTGACACATTTGTATATTACTACTATAACCAAGGGGGACAAGGTGTTCAAGATAGAACGAAGATGCAAAAAGTGTGGGGACTATAGACCGCATTGGATGTTCTATAAAGAGTCTTCTAATATCTGCAGGGAGTGTCAGATTAAAGATGCTATGCTGAGGAAGGCAGGAAAGAAAGCCCCTCCCGCAGTAAGGTTATGCAAAGAGCACCGGCAGAGCATAGTAGGTCGGCAAAAGAAGTGTCCGATATGCTCTTACCTTGGACGGCAGAAGACGATTAAGAACGCAAACGAAAAGAAGATTGGAAACAAAAAACTGATCCAATATTACAAAGATTGGAGGCTTTCAAAACTTGAAAAAGTTCCTGTAGTGTGTTCTGATTGCCCTTCTTTTGTGAATTTTTCACCGCTTGATGAAGGGTATTTTCAATGTGAAATGAATTGGTTCCCGGAAGAGTGTGAAGTGGGAAGGTATAACTTTTAAGGAGTATTTATGGTTGAAATAGTTATCAAAGAGGTTGCCACTTTACTTGTGTGGTTGTGGTCGAATGTCCACATTATCCCTATTGCGCTGTTTATAACATGGGTATCAGCTGTTGGTGTAAGGTGGGCGAAATGAAAAAGTATTACCGGGGCCGGACATATAGGTCACTTGAAGAACTCATGATTGATATTGCCAACAAGAAAAATATTTACCATCACCACAAAGTCCTTTCCTTTGGATGGTATCAGAACTGGACTATTAGATTTCTAATGGGTGCATGGAGTGAGTTTTCAATATGCGAAGATGTTTCAAAGCCTCTTCCTTATAAGCAGATGGAGCTTGAAATATGAAGGCGATCATGTTAAAGTCTCAGGGTATGCTATTACGCCTTCCAGGTGATGATAATTTTTCAGAACTTCCAGACGGTGAATACGATGTCGAGATAAAGCGTCCACGCAATGCAAAGTTTCATCGTAAATTCTTTGCTTTCCTAAACCTTGTGTTTTCCAATCAGGATAAGTACGATAACATTGATGACCTTCGGTGGGAGCTTTTGCTTCGGTGTGGATATTACCATGCTCACGCCACTTTGAATGGTGAAATGTTATATTTTCCTAAAAGCATTGCCTTTGACAAGATGGATGAAGTTGAGTTTGAGGCTTTATACAAGAAGATTACAGATGTTGTTTTCAAATACTTCATAAACGGGACGGCAGAAGATGAACAAAAATTCCTTAACCAGGTGGCGACTTTCCTATGACAGAGTGTGACAGAAAATGTCCTTTCACAAAACGAAATACCTGTTGCAAGTTTTGCGCAGAGCAGTTTTGTACAAAGAAATGCAGATTAGTAAACAGAGAAGATTGTAGTCATAAAGTAATTTACCCGGCAAACGAAAACTAAATTGGTAGCGTTGAGTTTAGTTTTTTTCAGTCGTTGCCCCGAGCGAGCCGGATCGGGGTTTTTATTGTGAAATGTGAAAATAGTTTCTGCAACATACTATTTATCAAGTTGTTAAATGGTGCAGTTGCGTCTATGTGAGAGTTGTAGGCAATAAACCGCGCTGAGCATTATAGTTCGGCGCATAAGAAGGGGGTTGTATGTTGCGTAGACTTAAAAACTGGTGTGCCCAAGAACGTGTTGGTCGTGTCGAAGAAGGCACATCTCAGGATATGTGCCCAACCAATGGTGATGCACTAATACTTTTTTGCGTCATGAGTATGGTTGGCTGCTGTGTGGAGTTGGTTGTTTTGTTGAACTAAATGCGCCGAAAGAGTAATATGGATGTGCGGTTTACAGCCTACAACAGGCCAAGTGCAAAACGTGAGTACACGCATCGCACATTGGCCGTCCCGTTAGGCGAAATACCGGGGCAACCAATTTATAGGCGCGCCCCAAAACCAAGAAGGAGAAAGACATGGAAAAGCAAAGAGTTCTTGAAATTGGATCACGTAGATACACCGAAGTTCAGGTGTTTGATACTCCGGGTGCAGGTGGTGCATGTCATGAGTATCGTGTATGCAATGTATCTCCACATCCAAAGTTAGGAGTATACGAACAAATTGACTTTGCAAAAGTATCGTTTCAAAATGGCCCAATCAAAGAATCGGGTGTCAATGGGTGCCACAACGAGGATTTGATTGCAATTGTAATCGACAGGCTTCAGTGTTTTCAGGT